CTGGAAGAGAATCTTTAAGCTGATCCACCCAATTCATTACAGCGTTTCCCCGCCCAAAGATCTATTGCAAGCGCATAGCTCTCCTGTTTGAAGTGCATCTAGAATACGCAATGTCTCGTCTGGGTTTCTTCCAACATCCAAATTGTTTACTGTTGCATGCTGAATAATATTGTCTGGATCAACAATAAAGGTGGCACGATAAGTTACTCCAGAAGAGTGGTGAACACCAAGGTCGGTTGCTAGTTGGTGTGCAGTATCTGCAAATGACCAAGAGTTTGTTTTCTTTAGGTCGTCATGAGCATTTCTCCATGCAATCTTGCAGAACTCATTGTCAACTGAACCAGTCATTAAAACTGCATCTCTATCGTTAAAGTCATTAACTAAAGCGTCATACGCAACAATTTCTGTTGGGCATACAAATGTGAAATCTTTTGGATAGAATACAATAATCTTCCATTTTCCTGGGAAAGAATCTTGATTAACTATCTCAAAAGAAGATTCATCATACGACAAAGCCCCTGGCTTAACTCCAGTAACCGCAAAGTTACCTAATCTATCTCCTACTGTTTTCATTTTTTCTCCTTATTTATAAGCGATACTTGTTGTGGTACCCCTGGCTGGAATCGAACCAGCGACCAACAGATTAGAAGTCTGTTGCTCTTCCTCTGAGCTACAGAGGTATAATTAAATTATACTATTAAAAATCAAAATCTTCAATAGCCTCTAATGGAATTATTCCCTTTTGCTTTGCTATATTATATCCTTCTTCTGTAAAGTTATATGTTACCCGAAGATTTTCATCATACTCAACCTGCATTAAATCACTATTTAATAGATCTATTAGTTCGGATTCTACATAATGCTCATGAGCTTCCCACAAATCTGGTGCAAGTAATGGAGTTACATTTTCATTTAACTCAAAAATTGCTTCTCCGTCTTTTGAGAATCCAACAATTTTAATTGCACCAATATCTAGATAATGCTGAATCTTAATCATTAGATCTTCTTCATCTTCTTCATCAAATGGTTTTGACATTGCTACCTTTCTGTGCAACAAGTAGGACTTGAACCTACGATTACCGAATTATGAGTTCGGGGCTTTAACCAACTAAGCTATTGTTGCTTAGCCTAATTATATTATTTAGTTACCGATTTTGTCAATAGACTGCTCTACTATTTGTTGAACATACTCTGAAAAATGTTTTCTTATGCTGCCAGGCGGTCTCTTGCCAATATCAGACCACACTCTTTTATATTCATGAATGTTGTCAAATGTTGTTGGGCATACAAGTATGCCATCATAATCCTTTAGTCTTGTTGGCAAAGGAACATGCTTGCTGCAGCACTTGCACTCTTTAGCTTTTTCTTGATATATACTCATAGTATTTCCATTCCACTTAATGCATCAGAAAGATCCCTAGGCATTGCTGAAGGTGCCTTAATTAAATTCGGGCTTTCTTGTGTTAAACTTTCTCTATATTGTTTTTTTACAGAAGCATAGTCATGAACCTCAATGTCTCCAAAAGCTTCTCTTGTTAAACTAATCGCATTATATATTGAACCACAAACAGCATCGGCTAAGTCTTTAGAGCCTTTTCTTGGGTGGTCAACTTTATCACGCATAATTCTTAACTCTAATAATTCATCTACAAGCAATGGTATATGAGGTCCATTTAATCTTTCTTCTAAAACTACCATAGCCATGTCATCGTAATGTTTTTTTGCAACAGATAAAGTTTGAGTATTTATTCCATACTGCTTGAGCTGCTGCATCATGTCGTGAGAGTTCCATCTATCAAATGTGCATATCTTAATATTAAATCCCCTGGATCTAAGAGACAGAATATAATCTCTTACTTCAGCAAAATCCACTGACTTGTCTGAAGTAGGTGTCCAGTACATAACAGCATCCACCTTAACAATTGGTGCTGGCTGAGAGTAAGTATCAGTAACTTTTACACTAACAAACTTTTCAATGTGGGCCATAGATACAGCACAATGGTCATGTTTTTGAGCTAAGTCAACGTGTATGTAGTAATCTTTATCTTCTTCTGGCAAGAACCAATCTTCAAATCTTCCAAAGCCATCAACTGCTATAGATAGATCTTTAAATGCCATCTCAATCTTCTCACGAGATTTAAAGAAAGCATCAATTGCTTCTGGTGGCATACATGCAAATCTTCCCAGAGCATCTGTTACGTCTCTGTAGAATGCAATTTTAAAATCTTCTATACTTCTTGTTGGATTAACTTCCCAGGTGGGCCTACGTATTGCGTAGACTCTTGGATACTTGTAAGAAATAATTTGATCTTCATCCCAAAATATATCAAACTCATTACCTACTGTATTTTCTGGAAGGTCTGGATCTAGTTTAAATCTATGTGATCTTGATATAACTTCTTTTTCTGAAATAATTTCGTCATATCTTTGCTGAATATAGTCATTCTTAAAACGTGGAAATGAAAGAAGAATTACTTTGCCGTAATCTGGGAAACGAGAATCTACAGATGCCCTATACATATCATAGATGCCACTTGCTGTTTTTGCCTGATCATGTCCGCTTGTACTGTCTAAAGCAAAACCAGAAATTTCATCAAGCACTGCGACAAGAACGTTATAGCCTTCAAAAGCTTCTCTTTCTGAGTGTCCAGAGTAAACTGTAACATTCTTATCAAACTTTATCTCTGAAGCTTTTTCAAAATACTTACCTACAAACCAGGGTGAGTGTGTTACCCTATTCTTGAATCCTTTAAAGAATACATTGTTTGCTTGCTGGGCATTTATAGCAATATTGATAATATCAATTGAATCACCTGGTGGCTTACCATAATAGGATGCTGGATCTTTAAGGCATAGTAGAAGATAAACAATATAAGCAACAGATATGGTAGAGCAATAATCTTTTCCACTACCCTTACCTAATTGAGCTACAACTTCATTGCATGTCTGTTTATATCTTAAAGAACCTTCCTTTTCACCAAAAAGTTTAATTAGAGTTGACTCTTTATAAATCTGAGAAGATTTTTCAATTAAAGTATACTGATTTTCTGACAACTCAGGAAGACCTAAATAATTTTTGTCTGTTACAAATGTTCTTAGATCGACAGGTCTTTCTTCAAACTCTTCTCCATCAAGTATATCAATGAGGTCATCAAAATTAAATTCCACTGACTTCCTCAATAATCTCTATCGGCTCAACAATTCCAGTAATTTGTGATAAACGTTTAGCCACTTCCATCTTACACTTAGGACATGTTGCAGTAACTTCTTTTAGAATCTTAACTAGAACTTCTTGTTTTCTTTCCGCCTCAGCTATCTGTCCTGCCATCTCTGCGTTGTCAAGCAAACCGACTTCTTGTAACATTCCAATTCTTTTGCCCTCAATGTCAGCGATTAGCTTAAGTGCACCAGATTTAACACTAAGCTGACCTGCTTGATCAGCGTCTTCAACTGTTTTCCATGCTTCTTTTATCAGCATTGCATAGTGTTGGTCAGCTCCAGAGATAGCCTCCTTAGCACGTTCACGGGCTGATGTATCGTTGTGGACAACACTCTTCCACTCATCTATTAGCTCAATGACTTCTGCCCTCTTAAGACCAGTAAGGGTAGCAATCTGTGTAGGGCTGTTGCCCCTAAGTAGTTCTTCAACTACTTTATTCATACGATCAAAATGATCAGCTAGTTCAATTTCCATATAAATACATTATACTTCTAGTCGACTGAAATAGCAAATTCCTTAGCAACTTTGAGTAATATTAAATATCCAATAAGGTCATCAATATCATTATCCCCTGGATATTCTTCTCCCTTAATTAATCTATTTAATTTATCATCAATTCTGACGTATAGCTGCTCTCTTGGACCTGCCTTGGAAAATATACGAACTGGATCTAGGGCTGAATTTCCATATGAAATATTTTTCTTTATAAGCATATGAGCAATATCAAGGCATGTTGATAGAATTTCTTTACCAGCTTCTGTCCCTACTGTAAGCAAATAAAGGTCATCGTATTTAAATACTTTTGAATCCTCAAAAACTGGTGAAGGT